TAGTTTACAAAAGTTTTTAGAAAGAGCAGTTGCTGATTGTGCCAGTTATGTACAGGTTAAAAAAGCAGATAGAGCACCAAGAGTTGCCAAGCAAAAAACACCTGCACAATTAGTACGTAAGTTTAAGTATCTTAGAAAGTTCGAAGAATTAGAACTTACCAGTCTTAGTCCAGAAAAATTGGTTCATGGGTCTGAAGCATGGCTTTATAATACAAAAACACGGAAATTAATTTATGTTATTGCAGATGAAACAATTAAGACCTATAGTATAAAAAGCAACAGTGTAATTGGCTTTGATCCAAACAAAAGTGTACAAAAAACACTACGTAAGCCAGCAGAACAGCTTAATGAACTAATAAAAGGTGGTAAACCTAACAATAGAAAACAGTTTGCAGCGATCAAAGCCACTGAAATAAAATATAATGGCAGAGGCAACGAACACGTGGTTATACTCAAGGCCTGGTAAATTGCATAAATACTGTCATAGGATGGTATTATGGCAGAAGCACAACAAACACTAGATCAAACACTAGATACTAAAAAGCAAGAAGCATTTGACTATGTCAAGTTGCAGTTAGGCGAAGGCATAATTGATACTGAACTTGATGCTAGTCATTATGAAAGTATCTATCAACGTACAATAGGCACGTATAGACAACGTGCTGAAAATGCGTTCGAAGAAAGTTATAACTTTCTAACACTAAGCGAAGATACAAATATCTATACATTGCCTGCGGAGATACAAACTGTACGTCAAATATTTAGACGTACAATTGGTTTCAGCAACGGCGGAGAAGGCACGGCGTTTGAACCTTTTAGTGCAGCCGCATTAAACACATATTTGCTTAACGGAAATCAAATGGGCGGACTTGCAACATATGATTTTTATTCACAGTATGTTGAACTGACTGCAAAAATGTTTGGCGGATTTATGAATTACAATTACAATACTGCCACCAAACAACTTACCATAATGAGAGATATCAAAGCCACAGGAGAAGTTGTACTTCTTTGGTGTTATAATCTACGTCCTGAAGTACAATTGCTTTCAGACTTTTCAACTTCGCAGTGGATAAGAGATTACATGGTTGGCAATGCTAAACTTATAATAGGTGAAGCAAGAGAAAAGTTTGCTACTATTGCTGGTCCACAAGGTGGAACTGCACTTAACGGTGCACAAATGAAAGCAGAAGGTACTGCTATCATGGATGCAAAAATCGAAGAACTTAAAAACTATGTAGATGGATCGCAACCACTTACTTGGGTAATTGGCTAATGCGAGTTGAAGAATTTGTTACTGAGCCTGAAATCATCAACGAACACGAAATGGTGTTTAGTAGAAAAGGCAACAAGCTCAAAACCAAATGGCGTTGTACCAGCGGTGCAAGACGTGGACGTGTTGTAGGCAATGCTAAAGACTGTGATGCACCAATAGATCAACGTAAGCGAGCACAAATGAAAGTGACTCGCAAAACCAAAAGCAAACAAGCGGCACGTAAAGCAAAAAAAACTAAACGTGTAAATCCAGCAAGTAAACTGTTAGGTATGCTAAACAAGATCCGCAAACAAACTGTGTCATCAGGCGGAAAAGTACAACGTGCATACAAACCACCAAAGACAAGCCTAAAAGGCACAGTTGGTACAAAGAAAACAGTAAAGCCAAGAAAATAGGTTGACATTGATTGGTATCCTGCTATAATGATAGCATGGATATTATGATAGATATAGAAACTGTAGGCACAGGACCTAATGCCTGTATTCTTACAATAGCAGCACAAACCTTTGACCCTTTTAGTGTTGGATACCACAAACAAGATTACTATGCAAGAGTTGATGTTGATAGTCAACCTGATAGAGAAGTTGATGATGCTACTGTAGAATGGTGGGCAACACAACCACAACAAGCACAAGACGAAGCATTCTCAGAAGAGGGAAGAATACCTTTACATCAAGCTCTAGAAGAACTTAGCAAGATATGTTTTCATTGCAATCTTACATGGGCCAATGGCACAACATTTGATATGGTTATACTTGAAAATGCAATGAAACAATTGGGCTTACCTATACCTTGGCAGTTTTGGAACGTAAGAGATGCAAGAACGGTATATAGTTTGTATCCTGACTTACCAAAACCACGTGCTAGTCATCATGCTCTTGAAGATTGCAGAAGACAAATAGATTTGTTACAACAAACAATAAAACATTTGAAGGTATCTGGACTGAAATGATAATAGGCATATGCGGACTGATAGGCAGTGGCAAAGGCACAGTTGGTGATATCCTTGTGGAGCAAGGATTTAAAAAAGTAAGTTTTGCTGACAAACTCAAAGACGGTGTTGCCACTATATTTGGTTGGGATAGAGCTATGCTTGAAGGCGATACTGATGAAAGCAGAACCTGGCGAGAACAACCTGATGAATTTTGGTCTAACGAAACAAAAATGGAAGTTACTCCTCGATTAGTTCTTCAGTTGTTTGGTACTGATTGTTTGCGTAATGGCTTCTATGACGGAGTCTGGGTAAGTTTACTTAAAAAACACATATTAGAAAATCCTGGCGACTATGTCGTTCCTGATGTGCGTTTTCGTAACGAACAAAACATGATACGTGAATTAGGTGGCAAAGTATGGCAAGTTAAAAGAGGTAAGGATCCAGAATGGTTTGCAAGAGCTATATTTGACAATAACAATCCAGAAACAAGCAATCTAATGAACGGCTTTTATATACACGAAAGTGAATACAAATGGATAGACGTGAACACACGATTTGATAGTATCCTACACAACGAAGGAACAATTGCAGAACTTAAAAATTTAGTCTTGCACGAGATCTCCGATCTTCCAAGGCAAGTCTAGCCTTACTATCTCAACACTACAATTTAAACAGACACTACGTAGATTTGCAAGGTTTGCATTTTTTAAGTTTCCATCAACATGGTATACAATTATTTGTGCACCACTCTTTGCAATAAAACCACAACGATCACAAATTTTTTTCTTTTGATAACCTTCAAGTTGCCAACGTGGAACTTGTGCTTTCATCTTGCGATTTTTACGTGTGCAACTATCACATCTTGTACGATAGTGTACTATATTATTCTTGATATAGTTGATTGCTACAAAACGACGGTTACAAGCATTGCAAATGGGTCTACTCATACGGATATTTAGTTGCACAAACCTTTGCAAAGGGCAGTTGTAACCAGCTATTTTGGCAGATTCTTATAAATATCATTAAGAGATTACAAAGCATTCAAAAGGAAGCAAAACATGGCACTAACATCACCAGGCGTAGAAGTTACAATAATTGACGAAAGTAATTATCTTCCAGCCGCAACAAATTCAGTACCATTCATAATGATAGCGACTGCACAAAACAAAGTAAGTGGAACAGGAACTGGCGTAGCCGCAGGAACAACTGCAGCCAATGCAAACAAGCCATACTTGATTACTTCACAAAGAGATTTAGCAGCTACATTTGGTACACCATTCTTTTACAGTACTGCAGCTGGAACTGCAATTAACGGCTACGAACTTAATGAATATGGTTTACTTGCAGCCTACAGTACTCTAGGAGTTAGCAATAGAGCTTATGTACAAAGAGCAGACGTTGATCTAAGTCAACTTACTGCTACATTAACCCGTCCAACTGGCGATCCAGCAGACGGCGTATACTGGTTTGATACCGGCGTAAGCACATATGGTGCTTTTGAATGGAGTTCAACAACACAAACTTTCACTAACAAAGTTCCTACAGTAATAACAAAAGTTGCTGATCTTGTTGGTGGTGTTTCAAGTGGTGTACCGTTAGCAAGTATAGGTAGCATTGGCGACTATGCAGTAAATGTAACAAACACAAACAATCCTGTTTATTATAAATCACCAGGAAATTCTGCAAGTGATCCTGTGGTAACTGCAAACAACTGGGTGCTTGTTGGAAGTGATGCATGGAAGAATTCTTGGCCAACTATAATTGGCACTGCAACAAACCCAACAATTACTGCTGGGAATAGCATGATCTTTAACGATATTACTATTACAAGTTCAGGAACAAGTATTACTACTGTCGCAAGTGATATTAATAGTGCAAGCGTTCCTGGAGTAAGTGCAACAGTATTAAATGGAAAACTACAGATATTTGTTGATTCCAATGGATCCAATGACGGTTCAACTGACGACGGTAATGGAATATTAATGGTTGAAGATGGTAACAACTCAACATTACTTACAGAACTAGGTATTGCTACCAGTACATCAAAGGATGGCAAGCCTTATTATGCACCAGTCTTACATCTTGGTTATAACTATGAGAATCCAAGTTGGCAGACCACAGGTGATGAGCCTCATCCAACTGGATCAGTATGGTTCAAAACAAATAATGTAAATGTTGGTGCAAACTTTGTAGTAAAAGAGTATTCAGCTGCAACAGATACATTTGGCACACTTAACAATACTGTCCACTCAACAGATCAAAGTGCATTAAAAGCATTAGATCCATCTGGAGGCGGATTAAACATTGCCGCAGGAACATTATACACTCAATCAAATGTACAAGGCAACCTAACATACACTTTTAAATTTTTTGAAAGATATTCAGGTGGTACAACATTAGTTACTGGTAACACAACAACTCCAACATTTACTGGATCAGATCAATTTACAATCCAAGCCAGTGCAAAAAATAGTACAACTTTAACAACTGCGGTTACTGCAACACTAGGTGGTGCAACTGCCGCTGATTTTGTTGCTGCGTTTACTGCCGCAAATGTTGCTAACACAACTGCAAGAGTATTGAGCACAGGTGCAGTACAAATTGAACATACACAAGGTGGTGTAATATATTTAAAAGACACAACCGGTACTCCAGTAACAGATGCAGGTATAGTAACAACAATCACAACAGGTCAAGTTAGAGCAGGAAACGACAGTGATGTTATTCTAAGTAACTGGATTCCTTTGGGATTTGGAACAACACCAGTATACACTGCAAGTTCAACTGCTCCTAGTATTGATCCAGCAGATGGAACATATTGGTACTATAGTGCAACTGATGAAGCAGATATCATGATACAAAGTGGCGGAACTTGGAAAGGTTATCAAAACGTTACAACTGACCAACGTGGTTTTCCTTTAAGTACAACAAGTCCAAATGGACCAATTGTAAGTGCTGCCGCACCAACTAAACAAAGTGATGACAGTGCTTTGGTTTACGGAGACTTATGGCTATCAACTGCTAACCTAGATGACTATCCTCAAATTTACAGATGGCAAAGTGTTGAGTCGGTTGATCAATGGGTATTATTAGATAATACAGACCAAACAACACAAAATGGTATTTTGTTTGCTGATGCACGTTGGGCAGATGATGGATCAACTGATCCAATCACTGGAGACATTGATACAATTAAAACCTTACTCACAAGTGATTATGTAGATCTAGATAAACCAGATCCTACACTTTATCCTGAAGGTATACTACTGTTTAACACAAGACGTAGTGGGTTTAATGTAAAGAGCTTTCAAGTTGACTATTTTAATAGCTCAGACTTTCCATTTGCTACTTATGGTGCATTGCCTACTGTAACAGATGCATGGGTTACTGCCAGTGGTAACAACGATGACGGTTCACCTAGCATGGGCAGAAAAGCAGTGAGAAAAATTGTTGTAGCGGCTCTTAAAGCAGGAGTAGATGGTACACAAGAACTACGTGAAGAACAAAAGATATACAACTTACTATGTTGTCCAAACTATGAAGAACTTGCTACAAACCTAGTTGCTCTAAACAATGAGCGTAACAATACTGGATTTATTCTAAGTGATGCTCCAATGCGTTTAGCTGACACAGGCACTGCAATAACAAATTGGGCAACTAATGCAAACGGCGACGGACTTACAACTGCTGATCCATACTTTGGTGTGTTTTACCCAAGTTGTCAAACCACTGACCTGTCAGGCACAACAGTTGTTGCACCAGCAACACACATGATTCTCAGAACAGTGGTGCGTAACGATGATGTTGCTTTTCCTTGGTTAGCTCCAGCAGGTACAAGACGTGGTACTGTTGATAATGCAAGTCAGTTAGGCTATGTTAACGCACAAACAGGTGAGTTTACACAAACTGCTGTTAGACAAGGATTAAGAGATACACTGTATGAGAACAACATAAATCCAATTACTTTTATTCCTGGATCAGGTATACTTAACTATGGTAATAAAACTACATTCACAGGTAGTTCACTAGACAGAATAAATGTTGCAAGACTAGTAGCATTTATCAGAGGTAGACTAGAAACTATTGGTAAGAACTTTGTTTTTGAGCCAAATGATACTACAACACGTGATGAGATTAAAAATGCAGTTGAGAGCTTGATGATCGATCTTGTTGCAAAGCGTGGTATATACGATTACTTGGTTGTATGTGACGATAGCAATAATACACCAGCAAGAATTGATCGTAACGAACTATATGTTGATGTTGCAATTGAGCCAGTCAAGGCAGTTGAATTCATCTACATACCGGTTAGAATTAAGAACACAGGCGAGATAGCCGCTGGTAACGTGGCCAGTTCAGCCGCAGTTTAAAGCACTTTAAACAACGAAAAATGAGGTTTCGGCCTCATTTTTTTGTGGCCAATTTAGGATAAATAATATTGTAATAAGGAGAATTATAAAATGGCCGTATCATCGCTAACAAGAATGACAGTTCCTTTGGCATCAGACCAATCAAGTCCAACTCAAGGACTGTTAATGCCAAAACTAAAATATCGCTACCGGGTGGTATTTGAAAATCTTGGCGTGTCTACACCTAGAACAGAACTTACCAAACAGGTAATGACTTTTACTAGACCTACTATAAACTTTGAAGAAATTGAAGTACCAATCTACAACAGTAGAATTTATCTTGCTGGACGTCAAACATGGGACGCTGTATCAGCAACATTTAGAGATGATGCTGGCGGAAACGTAAGTAGACTAATTGGTGAGCAAATACAAAAGCAAATGGATACACTAGAACAGGCATCAGCAAGTTCAGGTATTGATTATAAATTCGTTACACGTTGTGAAGTATTAGATGGTGGTAACGGAACAAGCACACCAAACGTACTTGAAACTTGGGAATTATATGGATGCTTTTTAGTAAATGCAAACTATGGTGACTTAGATTATGGTTCGAACGATCCAGTAACTATTGAAACATCAATACGTTATGACAATGCAGTACAGACACCACTTGGAACAGGAATTGGATCAACAGTAGGAAGAACACTGGGTGACGTTGTAACTGGCTAATTAAGTTAGAGGAGTAACTTATGGCTTTTGGACAAGACTTTCTCAAAGGATTCTTCGGTACTGATTTTCTAAGAGACTATACCCATGCGAGTAAGACTTTCCGTAGCAATAACTCGGCACTTTCTCCACGTCGTAAATTCCTATTCCACGTAGTTTTTAATCTCAACACACAACAGATTCCTCAACTTAGCAGTATATTTCAAGCAGGTGATCTTGCAAACTTAAATTTACTTGTGAAAGAAGTAAAACTTCCAACATATAAATTTAGTGTTGATACTATGAATCAATACAACAGAAAACGCAAAGTTCAAACACAAATTGAGTATGATCCAATCACATGCATAATGCACGATGATACCAGCGACCTAAGTAGAACACTATGGTACAACTATTATTCATACTATTATAAAGATGCTAGTCAGAAGTATTTTGATGCAGCTGTGACCAATGGTAGTCTTGGACCAAATGCACAAGGTGTTGATCCAGGAGCAGCATATCCATATGGATTTAGAGATATCTACACACAAGACAGAGAAATTAACGACTGGGGATACATTGGCGAAAGTTACATGGACGGAGCAAGGCAAGGCAAGCCAGCATTTTTCCGTGACATAACTATTTTTGGCATGAATGATGCTCAGTGGTGTGCATATACCCTTATTAATCCAATCATCAGCAGTTTTGAACATGACACTTACAATTATTCAGAGGGTGCTGGTATAATGCAAAATACTTTTGTCTTTGACTACGAAACTGTAAAATACTATCATGGAGCACTAACAAAATCAAGTCCAGACGGTGCTATTCCGAGTTTTGGCGGCCCTGGAAACTATGATAATAGACCAAGTCCACTTTCAAGACCTGGAAGTGCCGCAACTATTTTTGGTCAAGGTGGACTTGTTGATGCCGCTGGTGGTATCATAACTGATCTAAGTGCAGGTAATCTTGCTGGTGTAGTTGGTGCTATACAAAAAGCAGGCACTGCATACGAAACATTCAAAGGTAGAGATTTGAATCAAATTTTAGAAACAGAATCATTGAATATTACACGTAGTGAAATTAAATCAACATTGCCAGGTGCAGCACGTGGTGTGTTGTTTCCAAACAAACCTAATATACAAGCAGTTGGCTCTAATGCTCCGGCAACACTGAAACCTGCAAATATAAGCACTAATGTTACAGGTCCTGTTGTGATAAACGATCAAATTGGATCAAAACCTAGAACCACAGGTCCATAATGGCAACACTGAACTATACAAATCCAGGTACAGATCCAACAGTAAGAGCATTTCATGAGTTCTACAACAGAGAACT